CGTGAGGGGCCCCGGCGCAGTGCAGTTTATCCCTTCTCACCAACTATATAATCTTCCCTTTCCGGGGGAGGAAAAGTTGGTGGGGATGTAATAGGGGGAATTGACCCCCTAGGACCAGTATGGAGCTCTGGTGCCCTTGGCAGTAAAACGCAGACGTGGGTTGCCCTTTGTCGGGTACCCTTCCGGGTCGACGACGTACGAGGTGTGGGACAATAGTCTAAAGACTAAACTCCCTATCATCCCGTCGCCGCGGTCCGAGGCTGCATTTTCACCGCCTTGGTTTCAGGGGACTCAGGAAACTGAGTCCGAAAGCCATCCGGAGTGGCGCTCATATTCTGCGCGTTCTTCCGGAGACGTTGGTGGGAACTTCTTTTCCCAAAAACGTTACGTTAATGTATCTGATGTTCAGGTACATCGCGTGACGTCGGGATGGAGGCGATACGATTCGTCTTCGGTTTATCGGGGTACCTATAAAGGTCCCCTTACCGTGACGGACGCATTCACACCGGGCACGATGCCGTTCCCAAGCTATAACCGTAGCAGTGATGCTGCGCTTAATGCCTATGGAGCGGCAGCTGTTGCCAAGTGTGCTCCCACCAAGCCTACCGCCGATCTAGCAACAGCGTTGCTAGAAACCTTCCATGATGGACTTCCCAAACTTCTTGGGAAGCACCTCTGGTCAGCTAGGGTACAGGATGTCCGGGGACAGGTTAAGTCTCCGGGCTCCGAATACCTGAACTACCAGTTTGGTTGGAAACCGCTCGTTAGCGATATTCTTGACTTCGTTAAGACAGTCAGGAACATGGACAGACTAATACAACAGTATGTCCGTGATAGCCAACGAGTAGTTCGGCGTAGGTATAGCTTTCCACCAGAAGCGTCAGTAACGGAGTCGGTCACTCGAAACCAGGCCTTCCCTTCGGGGAGAGGCCTTGGTGGCGATATGATTAACTTCGATGTGACGCGGCAAGCGCAAGTGGTCCGGCGTCGTGAGACGTCCGTGCGTCGATGGTTTTCAGGAGCGTTCGTGTATCACCTCCCGCAGACTTTTCTGCAGGATGTGTATACCCCGTTCGCCGATGATTGGCAGGTTGCCAGGCGATTGCTTGGCTTGGACCTGACCATCGAAACACTTTGGGAACTTGCGCCTTGGAGCTGGGCTGTCGACTGGTTTACCAATGTCGGCGATGTTCTATACAACGCCGATGCTTGGGCCAGCGAGGGTCTTGTTATGCGATACGGGTATATCATGGAACATTCAATTGTCCGTGATACTTACTCGTATGTCGGTCCCACGTATATCTACGGAAGTAGCTACGAGGGCCGGCCGTCATCCGTTACCTTGGTTTCTGAAACTAAGGTGCGGAGACAAGCAAACCCATTCGGGTTCGGACTAACCATGGGTGCCCTATCGGGCACTCAAAAGTCCATCCTTGCGGCAGTCGGTTTGACCCGGCTGAAGTAAGGAGATAGACTGGCTCGTCAAACGCCAGACGGGGCTCAAGACCTGAGCCCTAGGAGTGATGCCTATGGCACTAGCCGATCCTCAGACCATCACGATCAATGCGGTGACCACGCCCCTACCGAGAACTTTCTCGGAGGGAAACGAGTCAGCGTATGTGAGCGCTGATGGCCTATGGAAGCTGTCGGTCAACCACAACCTGATAAAACAGGGAAGGGTCCGGCATCTTCTGAGGTTCGACCACTCGAAGGTCACTTCGGATCCGTTTAAGCCTTCGGAAAACGTGAAGGTCGGTTCGGCGATTTATCTCGTCGTCGACGTTCCGCCCGCGGGCTACACGAATACGGAGCTAATGCAGATCTATCAGGGCTACAAGGCCTTGATGACTGCGGCCTCCGATGCGATCATCACCAAACTTCTTGGCGGTGAATCGTAGAGAGGTCGACGGTCAGCTTCCCGAAAGGGAGGTTGTCCGCCGGCGTCGTGATGAGATCAGCCTTGGAGATCTTGAGATTACACTCAAGGTGAGCTATAAAACGCTTGCCCTGGTGTTTCTCATCTTCAATGTGCTGAGTCATATCATCGACTCGCTTCTCTAAGACCC